GCTCATCGATAATCAGGTCCTCCAGCTCGGTGTCCTTGGACTTAGGAACCACAGCGTAGTTGACCACAGGCGAGGTCGCACTCGTCCTGCCCGCCCGAGCAGCCTCCATTATCTTGATCTCGAAGATATCAACGAAGGTGTTCGCCATCGACCGCTTCATACGAGCATACACACGAACGGGGTTGAGGTTCCGAAGATACTCGGCCGTAATGACACCCGACATGTTTTATATGAAATTCAGGGTCCTTATCTAAATGTGTTTTGTTGCGGCCAAAACGGATTTAGGACCAGCAGGCTGCATAGATAGTATACAACAGCTAGAATGTCCGTCAACGCCATCGTCAACGTCAGCAACATCGACATCTCCAAGGTCACCTTCGGGGACATCCGTATCAGCAAGATGAACGGCAGCAAGAGCGTCCCGATCAAGTACAATGGTCAGAATCTGCAGATGCGTATCCCGAAGATGCGGTACAACATGGGTGTCTCCGTGAAGGAGACGGAGAACGGCACGACGTACACGATGATGGCCAGTCTCCAGGGGTGTGACTCGTACGCTAAGGAGCGTGCGCCTTCTGAGGCGGGTGAGGTGGGTCAGCTCTACAACCTCCTCAAGGATCTGGAGGAGAAGGTGATCCGTACGGCGACGGAGAAGTCGACGCAGTGGTTCGGTCGTGCTCGTAAGGAGGACGTGCTTCGGGACAGCATGAAGTCGCTGATGAGCCCGAGTGTGGAGAAGGTGAACGGCGAGTGGGTGCCCAACGTCAAGTATCCGCCCAGCTTCCGTATGAAGGTCCCGGTCTACGACGGCAAGGTCAACATGGAGGCGGTTGACACGTCCAACAAGCAGATCGCCCTGACGCTCGAGAATCTGGAGGCGGTCTTCCCCAAGCGCATGGAGGCTCGCTTCGTGGTTACTCCGAGTATCTACGTGTCCGGTCAGGGTTTCGGCGTGACGTGGCGAATCTCGTACGCTCAGGTGTGCCCTGGTCAGCGCGTGACGGCATCGCAGGTGTTCGAGCCGGAGGAGGGTGCTCCTGAGGATGAGGAGGAGGCTCCTCAGCGGGCTCAGGTTCAGACGTCTCAGGAGGCGTTCCCGGAGCAGACGGAGGAGGAGGAGCAGCCGATTGAGTCTGCACCGGCTCCGGCTCCTGCACCGGCCTCGGCTGCTGCAGCAGCGGCTCCGAAGAACCGGCGTCGTGTCGCGGCGGCGATGTAAAGCCCAAGAGTGAAAAGACACGAGTACGAGTAGGCGAGCGTGAGACGACCAAGTCATCGTCCACAAAAACAATTTTTGATTTGTGTGGGAAGTCCAGCGGTACCGTGTAAGCGCCGGCGTGGGGAATGGGATCCAGTGACTTCTTATGACAGTGATCACAGACATAGACCTTCGGAGGATTGACAACCATCTCGGGAGTCACTATCCGAACAGGTCCATGTAAACAGTGTTCCAAGACCTGCTTGGGTGTGGTCCAACCAGCCGCAAGAAATCGCTGGGTTGCATTCTCGGCCAGAACCTCCCATAAACTGCCCTCTTGCTCCCAACGCTCTTCCTGAAGGAGCGTAGCAAAGGGGTCATCGAAGAACCACAGGATCCGAAAGTCCGAATGGTTTTGCTTTGAGTGTTCTACCAGCCCTACACGATTGAAGTCCTCATCATATAACCAGTATACATTTGCATGAGTGTATTGTGTATCGCGAGTACCGCGATAGACATCACGCCCGTCCATATTCCAGAGGTCGGACACGACATCAAGGTCTTGTTCAACCACATCTCGAGAGATGTTGCGATATATCTTGCTGGGGTCGAGAATCGACTGCATTAATCAAAGGAGACAACAACCTTTACGTCATGATGACGCACAGCCTTCGTGGCCGAACGCGAGAGTTCGTGGCGCTTCCGACGCTCACCAGCCTCCTTGGGCTGAATCACCGCTGAGCACGACTCCATGTCTGCATGAATATCATCGTAGTTCTGCTCTAGGTAGTTCAGAACCTCGTCCTGAATCGCCCACTCAAAGAAGTTCAGCTGTCCGACCGTCGTGTCCAGTCCCATAAACTGAATGCGCTTCCAACGGCAGAAGGGGTCGAACATCTTCTTGCTGTAGGCCTTGAGATGAGACTTGTAGGCAAGATAGACGATCACGTGGCGGTTGTTCGTAGTGAGGTAGGAGACATTGTGCTTCTTCGCGTAGTTGGTGACCAGCCAATCCAGGAGGCGCAGACTGATCTTGGACTCGCCTGTGAGAATAGTGCGAATGCGCTCAAGGTTGGAGTTGTCGTTGTAAAAGGCACTAAGGCGGTGAAGGACCCAATGATCACGATTCTGGATTGCGGTAATGGTGTCGGCCATTTGTATTACGCAGGTATTCTTGCTTAAAGCTAGTTTATGCGATAACTATAAATGGACGTCGTGGAGATCCTCCAGTCCATTGAGGCCCTCAATAAGGACGAGTTTAAGCTGTCCGAGGCCTCCAAGAAGCTCTTCGCCGAGGAACTGGCTAAGTGTTCCTTTGCCAACGAGGTCTGTGAGGTCCAGGCATTAGAGTCCCCGTATTCCACCGTTCCCGCTGAGCTGACCAAGATCGAGGAGCATCGCGAGGTCCTGTCCAAGATCTGCGAGGATCTGTTCGGTATCGCTCTCCGTCCGGCCACAGAGAAGGAGCTGGAGGAGGCCCTGATTGCTCACGCACGACTTCAAAATGAACTTTCGCAAAGCAGGTCTGAAGATGATAATGGAGGTGGAGGAGCCCCGGCAGGAGTATCCTCTGGCGGAGCCTCTGACGAGATGGTTACTGGAGAATCGACCGTACACCCATCTGAACACCCGGATCCGGCAGTTTCTGTGTCTGTGCAGACAATCGAGCACGCTGTCGTACCAATGCTTGAAGACTGAGGCCATGCGAACCGTTGAGCACCTGATGAAGGGTCCCTTCGGCCGTACCTGGTTGCGGGATCGGTACTTTGAGCGGACGATTCGGCTCTACGGCAACCAGGATCAGCGGACAGATGCCTGGCATAACAAGCGTGGTACGATGATCACCGCGTCGGAGGTCACGAAGGTCTGGCAGTCCCCTGCTAGTCGACTGGAGTTGCTGGAGAAGAAGCTCGAGCCACCCATGCGCGTCTCAGGAGCCAATGCTGTGGGTCCTCTGATCTGGGGAACTCGATTTGAGCCCGTGGCCAAGAAGATCTTCGAGGAGACGACGGAGTGTGAGGTGATTGATGTAGGGTGCTGTACTCACCCGATCTACGACTTCCTGGGTGCCTCTCCGGACGGTTTGATTGTTCCACGAGGCAACCAAGATCCAATGCGATATGGACGTCTGGTCGAGTTCAAGTGCCCGATCTCTCGGATCGAGAAGCCTGAGATCCCCGATGGATACCTCAATCAGATGCAGATGCAGATGGAATGTACGGGCATCGACGAGTGTGAGTATGTCGAGTTCCGGTTCAAGCAGGTCTTCTTTGCTGAGTGGGAACCCTCAACTCTGCGGAAGGGTTGCTTCGCTGTGTCTGAGGAGGGCAAGGTCAACTACAAGCCGGATAACCAGACTGTAGATGATTGGCGTAATACTCTGGAAGAGACGGATCAAATCATATTCTGGGTCCTGTCAGGGATTAAGAAGGACTTTGTTCCCAAGGACCCCAACTGGCTGTCCAGTCATATTGCGGATCTGCAAGGGTTCTGGAACGATGTTCTTCGTCATCGGACAGAAGGAACCAAGCCCGAGCCTCTACCTTCGAAGGGAGTTGTTATGGATATTTGATTACCAAGACTTCCACAGCCACGGGCAGACGAACTTGAACTTTTTGCGGGGTGGGGCAAACTTCCGATTCCACTCATCGATCGAGAACGTATTCCCCATGCTGATATTGCAGCGACCACAGATCGGAATTAGATTATCAACGTGGGTTCCACCTCCCCGGCTCTCGGGGATATTGTGTCCACACTGATAGTCGAATACATTGATCTTGTTTGAGCACCAGGTCACCTTACACTTCACCTCGAAGACCCGACCGGCGTGGAACAACCACACTTGTTCTCGCAGGGCCTTGGGAATCTTACTTTTTACATAGGCCATTGAGATTTAAGTCATGTAGCTCTTAAACTGGTTGACCTGGAAGATGGTCTCCTTGCCAGGAATCGGACCCGCATCATAGGGGGCGGGCTCGACGTGGTTCGTCATCTGGCGATAGGACGACTGCTCGTTGGCCACAGTGGCGTCCACGTTACGCTTATCAAGAAATTCGGGCTGGAACTTCTCCATTCCGAATGTCTTTACGACGAAGTACACGGCTGCGAGGGCGGCTACGAAAAAGAGAAGGGCGGTCGCAGTCTTCATTGTTCAAGGAGCCGAAAAAAACGAATGCTCTTATCTGTAAGAGAACGATAGGCACAATGGAGGACACAGCACTGAATACGCTTCGCACGATGTTCGCTCGCCGTAAGCTTGATACGGCAACAGAGCGCCTGGTCATTGAGGGTGACAAGAAGATGGAGCGTGTCACAGCCTACACGATCGGCACTGTCCTGGTCTGCTTCAGTCAGAAGGATAAGGTCCTTGCCGGTGATATCAACAATATCGTCGACTTTGCCAAGAACAACAATCACACGACGGGCGTGGTCATCGTGGCTATGTCTCCGCCTTCCGAGAACGTCCTCCGCGTGGTCAAGTCCTATGCCAAGGATCGCGTCCTGTTCTTCCACATCTGGCAGCTCCAGTTCGATATCACGACACACCGTATGGCCATGCCTCATCGTATTCTGAATGAGGACGAGAAGACGAAGATCTTCAATCAGTACAAGATCTCGAATCCGGAGAACCAGCTGCCATGGCTGGATTCGCAGGATGCGATGATTAAGTGGATCGGGGCGATTCCCGGTGATGTGATTGAGGTCACGCGCCACTCGGACACGGCGGGTCGAAGCCTGTATTACCGATACTGCGTGGAGGACGTAAATGTTGCTCAGTAGTAAGATGCCTCTCCCGGCCCCCAAACTCATCGTCAATCCCCATGATGATATCCTCAAGTACGCCAAACAGCAGAACGCGATTCGGAAGGAACGCGAACGCCTGCGTGACCGCGCCACTCGGGTGGCACACATGTTAGGAAAGAAGGCTGGTCGTCGGACCCGTCGGATGCGCCGCTCACGCCGCAGAACTCTTCGCAAGATGTAGAATAATGGAGGACCTGCAAAAGGCGTATGCCATCAAGTACCATGAATACGAAGGACTGATTCAATCGGGAGATCCGAACAATGTGGAGAAGATTCGCCAGCTGAATCTTGAACTCTCTGATATTCTGTCGAAGATGATGACTGAGCTCGGACAGGCCCAGACAAATAACGGGCTCCTTGATCAGTACAGCAAGGATCTCAATGACAAGCTCGTGCGGATTCAAAACGATTACAATGCTCTGGCCAAGAAGAAGGATACCCTACAGACCCTCCAAGGAATCCGCGAACATCAACAGATGGCGTTCAGCGGTGCCTTCTTTTGGTATTCGATTGCCCTCTTCATTGCCCTGCTTCTCTTCTTTTTCCTCTTGATCTACAAGGTCGCTGCCAAGCCGGCCACGACCGCGAGACCGACCACCACTCCAGCCTTGATCAAGTAGGGCGTGTAATCGATATGTGCTGCAACCGGTGACTCATTCATCATCTGTGTCTGGACATACTCATTCTGAACGAGGGGCACCTGGCGTTCTAGGGTTGAGGCCTTCTGGTGCAAGTTTACAAGATCAGGGTTTGTCTGCGTAAAGCTGTTGACAAAGTTCTGAATGTATCCCTTCCCTTGCTCGTATTGTGATTGTTCCTCTTTAATGATCTTCTCAGCCTCAGCCAAGGCTGTGTCTGCTACGGTCTTTGCGTTCACGTCACCTGTCACACGGTACCGTGCGTAGTTTTCCTTATAAATCTCTAACTGCTTATGGAGATCGTCCATTATCTTCTCTTTAGATAAACAAAATGCCCACAACACCGTTCATGCAGATCAACCCTCCTAACCGTCGGAACATGGTGGCCGATGCGTCGGACTATACTCGGTTTCTCCGCATGAGCGCCACTCTGGCTCCCTACGTCAAGCAGGGTGGATCTCCGATTCCCAACGCTCTGGGTTGGCGTAGTCAGACGGCCAATCGTGATGCTCGTGTGATTGCACCGATGTACCTTGCTTTCAAGTCTTTTATTCCTAACCGGTAAACAATGGGAAACAACGCCTCTTGTCCGGCGGACTTTGACTCTGAACCCTTCATATGCCGAGCCACGTGCCCTAATGGGTTCAAGTTTGCCTCTGACCCGAACGACCCTAGGAAGAAACGCTGTGTTCTCTTTACTGACAATTCTAAGTTCTTTGATCTGAAGGAACTACCTCTCATAATGCCGGGAGAAGAGGGAAGTGATCCTGTTCCTGAACCAGCCATCTATCAGCAAGAACGTGATCGTGTGAACACTGAGGCTGGAAAGATACACACCATGGCTCCTTACCAGGACAATGCAGATGGACTGAGTAACCAGGCTGAAAAGATCGCCTCGCAATATGCAGGATTCAGCGCTGTAAGCAGTGCGACACAACGAATTAAGAACACAACTGACAATATCCGTGAACCCCGTCCGAAGGTTCAACCCAACGCAATTGAATCGGAGACTCGCAAGATTCTCAACCCTCTGAAGATGTCGGTGATTCAGACGGCTCTGTTCACGATCCTTCTCGCTCTGGCTGAGTTACTGGTCGTGCCGATTCAGTATGCGCAAGGTCTGATCTTTCTGACTCTCTGTGTGGGTGCCGCAGTAGGAATCTATCTGTCCAATACATAATGGGGAACTGTCCGTCAGAGTTCGCACACGCGCCAGGTCCATTTAATTGTATTATTGAATGCCCATCGGCAAAGGGTTTTGAACTAACAGCAGGCACGGGGACTTCTGGAGGGTATTCGTGTACGTACAACAAGGACCCCTCGATTACCTTTCCCTTGAAGACAACGCCTGGATTTGGAAATAGTCCTGTTCCGCCAACGAGTTATAAAGATCTACCCAATCACAAGGTGTACGAGGAAGCGATCCTTGACTTCAATGAAAAATTCACAGTAGCGATGGGAAAGGTGGATAAGGCAGAACAGCAGGCAACCGCCTTTGCGAATCTCCAGGCCGCCGAGGAAGTTCGTGATCAGTCTCCTGATGCTTATGAGAAGGCTCGCATCGCCTACTACACTCTGACCAAGGGTGATAGCTGGCTCAACGACGAGCAGAAGCGTCTTGCCAACACGGAGGCCCAGCCGACTGTTGACAGCTATCTTAATTCGTACTCGAACCTTGTGAGTCTCAAGGAACAGCAACAACAGACGATCGATGCCGTCAACGGAGTCAAGGATAATGTGATTGGAGTGACTGATGATATGCGGTTCTCTGTGGCGGCCTTTGAGAAGCAACTGAATGAGATCAAGAACCAGATCCAAGTCGATAAGAAGAAGAAGGTTATTGAGGTGGCAACCTACTCCTCGTGGTTTGATCTGATCATGAACATTCTTATTGCTCTCGTCACCTGTGTGGCTATCTTCTTCGTGGCCAAGGCTGTTATGAAGCGCGTTTCGCCATCTGCTCCTATAACCCCGCCCACAACGTAATGGAGGTTTCCGATCCTCGTACCGTAGCCGACTTTCAAAAATCAACCTTCTGTGGACATCCACGATCACACGTTACCAAGGTTCTCCTTCAGAACGTGCAGTTGGGTCATGCAGATTACTCCTGTTATTGGGCTCTGGAGTTACTGTGTTCAGGACTGGTTCACAGCCTGTGGGCCAGTTTCTTTGATGCGGCAGCCGTCCATATCAATCGAGCAAATCCAAATGTCTTTATCTATCTGGCCGATGCCTACGAGCGATATGCACCCATCGAATCGACTCTCTCTGTCTCGAATATGACCAGCATTCGCAATAACCCGGACGTTCGTCGTCTGATCTGCGAGGTAGCAGCCACGCTGTCTCTGTGTCGCAAGAACAAGCTTCCGAGTCTGCCCACGATCAAACCGACTCACGACTTTGATCCTGTGACCATTCAAGAGTCACTGAAGGCTCCCTCTCGTATCTTTGGGAGTCTGGTCATGCGGAAGACGGATCCCCTAATGGCTGCTGTCCCTGTTAACGAGTTCGTGTACTGTCTTCGTACAGATGTCCGTGATGTGACGCGGGCTCTGTACTGGATGGCCTGGGTGTTTGCCTTTTGCCGCGAACACAAGAAGCA